AATATGTGGACTATTGACCAGGGCGTTATCACCTTAACACCTGGTTTAAATACTTATCCATTGCCCACTGATACGATTGATTTGTTGGATCATGTAATCCGCACCAATGCCAACAGCACCTCTAATCAATCTGACCTAACAATTACTCGTATCAGTGTTTCTACCTATGCGACTATTCCAAACAAACTAACCCAGGCTAGACCTATTCAAGTTTGGGTTCAGAGAATGTCTGGAGAAACGTCTACAACAACGATTCAAGTGGCAGCAGCAGTATCATCCACTGCTACCACAATAACGCTTTCTAGCACGGTAGGATTGGCTGCAAACGGCTATATCCAGCTTGGCTCTATAGGCGGCGAGATTATTTATTATTCATACATTTCCGGTAACACTTTACAGAATTGCTTTAGAGCACAAGCGAACACCACGGCTCAGTCTTATGCACTGGGTGCAGCGGTATATGTTCCTAAACTACCGGCAGTAACTGTATGGCCAACACCAGATTCATCGCAAGTTTATACCTTTGCTTATTGGCGGCTGCGGCGTGTTCAGGATGCCGGAGCAGGGCCGAATGTGCAAGACATGAACTTCAGGTTCTTGCCAGCCGTAGCTGCCGGTCTGGCGTACCATATTTCAATGAAAGTCCCAGAATTAATGCCCAGAGTGCAAATGCTTAAACAGGCATATGATGAGCAGTTTGATATTGCTGCTGGCGAGGATAGAGAGAAGGCGGCTATTCGGTTTGTGCCAAGACAGCAATTCTTGGGTGGTGGTGGCGGAGCTTATTGATGGGCAATAGGTTCGCTTCTGGCAAATTTTCCATTGCTGAATGCGATAGATGCGGTCAGCGGTACAAACTTAGCCAACTCAAGATGGAGGTCATTAAGACCAAGCTGTATCAGCTAAAGGTTTGTCCTGAATGTTGGGATCCAGATCAGCCACAGCTTCAATTGGGTATGTATCCAGTTGATGATCCTCAAGCTGTTCGCCAACCAAGACCGGACTTAAGTTATGTTGCATCTGGACTGGATATCTTAGGATTCCCGTCCGGTGGATCAAGGGATATTCAGTGGGGCTGGAACCCGATAGGCGGGGCAAGTCAGTTTGATTCTGTACTGACTCCTAATAATTTAGTTACCACAAATCAGGTGGGCACGGTTACAATTTCTACTACTTAAAGGAGCAGTTATGAAGAAAGCAGAAGTTAAGAAAATTGCAGATAAAGAGGCTGCAAAAGAAGTGCATAAGCATGAGAAGAATATGCACAAAGGAAAGAAGCCTACTAAGCTTGCAAAAGGCGGAGTAGCCGGCGTTTCAAATGAAAGCCGTAAAGCTCTTGGACGCAACTTGTCCAGAGCTAGCTATCAAACCGGAGGTTAATATGCAGGTCATCAAACCTACAAAAAAGAATAGCCCAGCTATTGTCAAAGCTAAAAACAAGACAAATGGCCCGGCTGAAGAGTATGCTGCACCACATAAGATGAATGGTAAAAAGTTTGGTACTGAAGCTATTGAGCAAAATCAAACTCATCCAGACATTGGTTTAGCAGTGAAGATGCCTACTCGTAAGAATTGGACTCCATTAAACGGTGGCGTATCAATTGGCAATATGGATGAGATCAAAACATCTGGTGAAGAGACCAGGGGTAATGGCGCAGCTGAACGTGGCAGAATTGCTAGAGGCCCAATGGCATGAACTATAGCCAGCTCGTCACTGAGATCAATTCGTATTTGGAATACACATTCCCTACGAATGATATCAATACATTCATACAACAGGCAGAGCAAAGAGTATTTAACTCTATCTTGTTTCCGTCCCTGCGTAAGAATGTGACGGGCGTATTGACTGCTGGTAACTCATACTTGTCTTGCCCCAATGATTTTTTAGCTCCTTTTTCATTGGCAGTATTCTCAAGTGTGAGCACCACAGCGACTGGGACGGTTGGCACAAACACCATTACGGTTTCATCTGCTACAAATATCTTTGCCGGTCAAAGCGTAAGCGGAACAGGTATTGGTGTTCAGTGCAAAGTGCTTAGCGTATCAGGAACGACAATTACTTTATCGCAGTACAACATTGCAGCGGTATCTGGTACGATTGTTTTTCAAACAGATTATTTGTATTTGTTAAATAAAGACGTTAACTTTATTCGCGAGTGCTATCCAACATCAAGCTATCAGAGCTTGCCTAAACACTATGCATTATTTGGCCCCCAAAGCTCTGCGCCTTTATATCTTAGCTTTATGCTTGGGCCGACTCCTGATCAGTCTTATTTGGCTGAGTTACATTACTTTTTCTATCCAGATAGTATTGTTCAGGCTCCGATTACTGCACTGGGTACTATATCTAGTGGAGGAACGGGATATGTCTCTGGAACATATTACAACGTTCCTTTGTCTGGCGGGACTGGCTCTTTTGCTTATGCTACGGTTGTTGTAGCGGGTGGCGTAGTTACATCAGCTACCCTGGCATCTGGTGGAACAGGCTATGTAGTTGGAGATTCTTTAACTGTATCTAATACTTATCTTGGCGGATCAGGGTCAGGATTTGCCGTACCAGTTTCAACAATTACCAATGCAGCAGGTCAGTCCTGGCTTGGCAATAACTTTGATTCAGTGCTTTTGTACGGCTCTTTGGTTGAAGCTTATACCTACCAAAAGGGCGATAAAGATTTGATTGCCTTTTATGAAAATCAATACAAGGAAGCATTAGCCATTGCGAAACGCCTTGGAGATGGATTGGATCGTCAAGATGCATACCGCTCTGGTCAAACTAGGATTCAACCCGTACCATGAGCATAGTCCAAGGTCAGACCACAAGTTTTAAATACCAGCTATTCAATGGCGGAGTATTTAATCTTTCGACAGACAATATCTACATGGCTCTATATACGGGCCTGGCTAATTTAAATTTATCCACAACCGCATACTCGTCTGTGAATGAAGTAGTTGGTACTGGGTATACGGCCGGCGGAAAGTTAATGACTGGACTTACGATAAACTATGATGCTACGAATAGCGTTGTTTATTTGAATTGGAATAATGTTGTTTGGACTCCAGCTTCATTTACCACTAGATGTGCTTTGATTTATGATGCTACGGCGGGTAATGCATCTATTGCGGTAATTGACTTTGGATCAGATAAGAGTTGCTCCAATTCATTTACAGTGACTATGCCGGCGAATAGTTCATCAACAGCTTTAATCAGGAGTGCTTAATGATTATTACAACAACCAAAGGCGATATGGATGACTCTTTGCTTGAAAAAAGAGAGGGTTCAATTGACAATGATATCGAATTAACGACCTGGGTCGAGTATTACCACGAAGGTGAATTAGTTCATCGTTCTGCTCATGTAACGCTTAAAACCAGCCCTTTTACAAATTTAGTAGCCGCATCAATGGCATAAGGAGAATATTTTGAGTAATACCCAATCAATGTGCACTTCTTTCTTGGGTCAGCTAATGACAGCTACCCATAATTTTGGCACATCACCAATCCGTGCGGCAAGCACAGCAGATACATTCAAAGCTGCTTTGTATGTAACTACAGCTACTGTTAACGCTGCAACTACAGTTTATTCATCTACCAATGAGGTAAGCGGTACAGGTTATACGGCAGGTGGAATAACTGTAACAAATGCAACGGCTCCGTCCTCTACCAATACATCATCTACGGCTGGAGTGGGATATTGGACACCATCTGGTAACTTGGTTTACTCAACTGTTACATTGACAACTGCTTTTGATACTGTCTTGATTTATAACTCAAGCCAGTCTAATGCTGCGGTCAGCGTACATACATTTGGCGCTCAAACCATTACAGCCGGCACATTTACATTGACAATGCCTACAAATACAACGACATCAGCTCTTTTGAGATTGACAACAACCTAAAGGTAAATCATGGCTCTACAACTAGCCGATAGAGTCCAAGTAACCAGTACATCGTATACCACCAGTAGCTTTACTCTTGGCACTACGGTTACTGGGTTCCAAGCCTTTACAGTTTTAACAAGTGGCAACACAACCTACTACACAGCAACGGATTCTGCTGGTAACTGGGAGGTTGGATACGGTACTTATACTACCGGAGCTTTGGCTCGTACAACAATATTAGCCTCCAGTAATAGTGGTAGCGTTGTTACGTTTAGCGGAACGGTTAACGTTTGGGTAGACTACCCTGCGGAGAAAGCTGTTATTCAAGATGCAAACGGCAACGTTAATATATTAACTTATGTATCTAATGCTACTACTACGATTGGTACGTTAAATGTAGGAACGAGCGGCTATAGTGTTTCTGCTACTGGTCAGCTTGCAACTTTTTATGGTACAGATACTACCTGGTCAAATGTAGTCTTACAAAATAACAACGGCGGCAATACATCTTATGCTTCTTATGTAACTACTGCAAATAACTATTCATCCGTTTATATGGAGATGGGAACAAACAGTTCCACTTATAGTTATTCTGCGGCAGGGTATGGTAATAATTCCGCAAATGCCGCAAATGCTAATTTTGTTGAATCAGTAGGGTCTGATTTAGTACTAACAACATATGGCTCCAATGCCATACATTTTGTTGTTAACTCAGGTAATACTGGTACAACATCTGATTCTTTAACCATTAGTACGGCTGGAAACGTCACTACGCCCAACCAGTTGCAGGGTGCGGAGTTGGTTGCATCCAATGGAATTATTGTGAATAACAAGACTATTGGTACAAGCTATTCCATCCCTAGCGGATATTCAGGAAGTGCAGTTGGCCCAATAACTATGTCAAGCGGTGTGACAGTCACTGTTCCATCTGGCAGCCGTTGGCTGATCCTCTGAGATGTTTGGTTTAACCACATTTGCCCAAGCACCGTTTAATGCTCTTGGCGGCAAAAGTGCTCCTCTAACCGGTGATAACGCAGCTGGAAATGTAGGTTCATTAACGCCTAATTTATCTGTAGCCTTAACCGGAGTAAATGCTGCGGGTAGTGTTGGAACAGTTATTGAAAGCGATGCCGATCCCTTATTGTCGGTAAATGGTCAGGGTAATGTAGGAACGGTTGGGCCAAATATAAGCATAGCTTTGACTGGTGTTTCAGCCGCCGGTACTGTTGGGGCAGTTACATCCCAGGTCAATATTACGATTAGCGGAGGTCAAGCATCTGGATTTGCGGGAACTGTATCTGTATCTCATGCCCAGGCTATGTCTGGGGTATTTGCTGCCGGTTCAACTGGCTCTGTTACGCCATCTAGCTCTGCGGGTTTATCTGGGGTAAATGCATCTGGGTTGGCCGGAACGGTATCCGAGTCAGATACGGAAGCTATTTCTGGTAATTTTGCGTCAGGCTTAACGGGCACGGTTACTCCAAATATTACGATTGCAATTACAGGAGTAAATGCAGCTGGTGCGGTTGGAAGCGTAACGGAATCAGATGTTGAATCTATAAGCGGGGTTAACGCATCAGGATTGGTTGGCTCTGTTACCCAAAGTATCTCTGTTGCTTTGACGGGGGTTGGTGCTGCTGGTGCGGCGGGAACGGTAATAGAGAGTGATTCAGACCCGGTAATAAGTGTAAATGCACAAGGTAATGTAGGAACAATTGGCCCCAATATTTCAATTGCCCTGACCGGTGTAAATGCAGCTGGTGCGGTTGGATCGGTTTCCGTACCACTTGGATCTGTAACAGCGGTTGGTGGAACAGGCGTAATAG